CAGAGTTGCTCTGGACGCGGCAAAAGCCTGTCTTCGGGCCATTGAAGACCCAACTTTTCAGAGTCATGTCAAGGTTACGCGCGATATTGGGGCGAACTGGAGACGAGTCCTTTCGGATATGATGTCCGAAGTCAAACGCATTACATCTGGTGACATCGTGGATGCAGAGGACTGGCATTACGTGGAGGAGCTACCGGCTCCGGATGAGGAAAATGGGAAGGAGGTAGAGTAAGATGCTAGGATTAGCAATTCTTGCACTCGTAGGGATGGCCACATCTACAGCTCTTGGTGCGGTAGTGATGGCAGATAAGTTCAAATGTTCTTTTTGGAGAAGCCTCCTCATATGCGGAGTTGCTGCATGGGGGCCTCTTGTCGTTATTGGTTTTTTGTGTGCTATTAACAAAGCACTCGCCGGGATAGCCTTGGTCGCCCTTATAGGCTATTGCATCTTTGGTAAAGGTAATCCCTATGCCGAACATGCTAGCCCAAAATATCGTCCATATAGGTGGTAATATGCCGTTCCGAAGCAAGGCCCAACTACGTTATCTGTTTGCTAGACATCCCCGTATTGCGCGAAGATGGGTGAAGAAATACGGGATACCAAAAAATTTACCTCGTCGCGTTAAGCGACGCAAAAAGAAGAAACGAAGGAGGTAGATTATGGGGTGGAGATTTCGTACGCCAAGGGGTAACGACCTGGAGGAGCAATACATTCGTAATCTCCCACTTGATGCGGAAGATGTGGAGGATGTCATTCACGCCGACCAACACGGAGCAGTTGTTCAGCTCCGTAACGGGTCGGTTCGGGTTATGCCATTGAAGGAATTCAAGAGGTTACGTCATGGCAAAAATTGACGTTTTGACCTGTTTCCCCGTCCTTCGACGTACCAAGAAAGGATGGGAACCCTATGTTGAAAAAGTGGGACGGCATGGGGATGGTATCGCTTATACTAAAGGCAAGGATGTCATCCAGGTTGTAGAGAACGGTCGCGCTCAATGGTTTGACCCCATAACCGGAAATCGTCTCCAAAAAACAAAGGACGGTAAAGGGTTGTGGGATGAGGACAAACAAGTTTATAGACGGGTGATTCCAGGGGCCAAAAGGAGGTTTTAATGGGGCGAGATACGTTTGCAAAACAGTGTTGTGGCATTGCCGATGTATTCCGTCGTTTCAATGCGGAGGAGGCGGCGAAGTATAGTAACTTACCTGCTCGACAGGCCGAGTTTCAACGACAGGCTATGGATGGGATTCGTAAAGGCGTTTTGGACGGATTGGAAAAAGAGGCAGCAAGACTTCGTCGTAAATCAGCCTTTCGAGGCTTTAGAAGAATAGTGGAGGATTTAGAGTTATAATGGCGAGACGTAAAAAGAAGAAAACAACACGTTATAAGGCCACAGGCCGCGTGGGAACTGGACAGCGCTTCCGTAAACTGACTGCTGCACTCAGGAAACGAGGTGCAAAGAATCCCAAGGCTCTTGCAGCCTGGATAGGTCGTAAGAAATATGGAAAGAAGCGCTTCCAACAGATGGCCGCTCGTGGCCGTCGTCGGCGCAAATAATGGCTATATCGAGAGCACATCTACCATATTCTGTTAAACAAAAAATTTTTAATGCAATAAGGTACAAACCCTGGGGAGCCCAGGAACCTTTCCATCGTTCCTTGGCAACCCACAGAATTTTGGCAGCGGGCAACCAGTCTGGCAAGACGTTTGCAGCAGCCAGGGAGGTTGTCTGTCAGCTTTTTGTACCTATATACGACCCAACTCTCGGAGCCGCTCGTGGACGAAGAGGCTGGGTCGTCGTTCCGAGGTACTCTCTGGCCGACCCGATTCTTAATGAGATTATCAATGTTCTTTATCTTTTGGACTTTCAGCGAGTATCTCGAAAAGCTAACCTCGCTGAAGGCGAGTTCTGGTATTCGGAACGTACTCATTATCTGAGTATCTGGAATGGTGCAGAGTTATGGGTAAAATCTGCCGATGAACCTGCAGGGCTTCATGCTCAGCCTCTAGATTTTATCGTTATTGATGAGGCCGGTCTTGTTCCGTTTGAAGTTTATCAGATTAACCTCGTCCCTCGTCTTACCGTTACTGGTGGTTGGATAGCCGCTATCGGGACATTTGAAGAGGCCGATGTTGGACGTTGGTTTGTGGACTTTTTCAATATCGGCCAAACCGAAAATGACCAGGGGATTGAGAGCTTTTGTCATCCAACGGTAGGTAGTCCTTATGTGTCTCAGGAGTGGCTGGAAGAACAAAGGAAAATCTACGACCCCGACATTTTTGCTGCCAGATTCTTGGCAAAGCCCATCGTAGGTCGTAGGCTCATGATTCGCAATTTCAATTTCGTTGAACATGTTAGTAGGTGGGCAGATTACGATAAGAGATATCCCGTTTATCTTGGAGTTGACCCAGGCGGAACATATGCTGTTGCCGCTCTGCAGATAAAGTACAATGAACAAACAGGCAAGGATGTTGTCTGTCTTTTTGATGAGATATATGATACACGAGGAGGCCCTACGCCGGTTATCATCCAAAAATGCAGGGAGAAGGAATGGTGGCCCTCGGTGGGCTTGGGAGATATTGTCGGCGCGATTGATATTGCCAACAAGGAAAGTGCAGACATCTGGATACGAGAGGGGTATCCGCTTCAACGCCGGGTTCGGGTGAACCCTGAGGCGGGAGCCGATTTATTATGCACTCTACTTCATCAAGGAAGATTTCTTGTACATCCTCGTTGCACTAACTTTTTAAGGGAAGTTGTCAAATACAAAAGAACTCGCAGGTCGGTGGGACGGGATTACGCCGCAGCTCCTCCATCAGACGAGTATAACCATTTGATTAAGGCGATTACTTACTTTCTAGTAACGAAATTAGGCTGGAGAGGAGTGCGACCTAAAAGGGCTTTCATTCGCGGGAAGAGGCTATGGCCAATAGGAGCTTAATATGGTACCAACAAAAGAACAGATATTTGATTACGCACAGCGTTTAGAGGAATTCTATTCTCAGCGCAATACCAATATGTTGGTATGGCGGGAGTTAGCTCTCCTGACAAAGGAGAGTTATTGGGTGGACTCGGAAGGCAATTATGTTCCTCCCGAGGATTATGAGGTCAGGATTATCCTTCCGACTGCTTGGAATACAATTGAGACTTATCTGGCGCTGATGTTAACCCGGCCCCCTGTCATCACTGTTCCGACATCCGAGGTTCGAGAGGTTCACAAAGAGCAGGCCGATATGATAGAGAAGATGCTCTACGCGGTCTGGTCAAAAAGTCGCTTAAACAGCGTGCTACGAGATGCTCTCTGGCATAGTCTGGTGGATGGATGGGGAGTTCTTCAGGTTGTCTACGAACCCGACGCAGACCTTAAGGGCAGATGCCCTATCTACGTGAAAAGCATAGACCCTATGGGTTTCTATCCTATGCCTAGCGCCAGACCAGGTGAGTGGGAATATGTTATCATAATACAACATCGGTTGGTTGGTGATTTGCGACGTTCGTTTATCTTAGGCAAGGATGGCCGCCTCAAGGCAGTTAAGTCCGCCAAACAAGCACTTGAAGGTTATGATGATACTGACCGCGTAAAAATCCTCGAGTATTGGGATGATACTCATCATGCTTTTATGGTGATTCCCGAAGAGACCGAGCAGGAGGAGCCCGACGTAGCGCTTGGTGAATGGCTACTTCCTCCTACCGAGCATCGCTTTGGACGGATTCCGTTTGCGGTATTCTTTGGGGTAGGCTTACCTTTCCGAGACCGAGGAGAGCGGATGGGAGTTGGCGTTCTCTTCCCTCTGGAGGGTTTGGTTCGGTACTCTTGCCAATTGATATCTCAGAAAGCCTCTATCATCCATCGGTATGCTAATCCCACTCTCGTTACAAAGACAGTGGAGGGGAGAGGCTTTGACATTCCATCGCCTATTGGTGGAGAGCTCCCTCTTGAATTGGAGGAGAGTGCGGAGTTTCTGCTTCCACCCGGTACGCCACCTGATGTGGACGTACAACTGAACGAAATTATCGCCCAAATCGAGCAGACGGGATTACCTCGACATATTATGGGGCAACTTGCTATCAGCCGCCTGTCTGGTATTGCTCTTAGCCTTCTACGAACACCCGTTCTCATGAAGGTGGCATTCAAGCAGATGTCTGTAGAAGAGGCCCTGGAGGACATCAACGAAATCATTTTGCGAACTATTGAGAACTATGTTGCCGAACCTATATATCTCTGGGGGCGGGATAGCGAAGGACAGACGATAGACATCGCTCTTGACCCTACTATAATAAATGGTTACTACAGAACGAACGTTAAGCTAACGGCTAGCCTGCCAACTGATGAGACAGCAGTTACGGCTATGGTCACTGCTCTTCGGCAGACCGATGTTCTATCTAGTCGAACAGCCAGGGATATTATTCAGCAGACCCTGCGAGACCTTACAACTCAATCTCTGGAGGATGAGGAGAACCAGATTCTTATCGAGAAGCTTTTGGCTTTGCCTCAATTCCAGGTAGCTCTTGCAATGGATGCGGCTCGTGAGGCCGGAGTGGAACTTTTTATGGAAGCCGGCCCTGGGCGCGGAAATATTCCTGGGTCTCCGATGCAAGGGGCTATCCCCGGTATGCCGCCTGGGGCAGTTCCTCCACAGCAGTTCCCTTGGAGAGTTAGTGGTCGGGCTGAACCTACCCCTGCGGAGGCCCTCACGCGGCTGATAAATACGATTCAAGGACAGCAAGGAGGGCGACCGCCTAGGACAGTAGCAGCTCCTACAATGGCTAGCACAGCGCAAAGTGAGGTAAGCTAATGGTTGATATCCTGCGAATATCTTATCTGTTTACAGATGCTCCTTACCATATATTAGATACGTGTATTGAAAACGTCCTTGCTGCTCTCGGCTGGGAGTGGTATGCAAGTGGTTACAACTTTGTTACTGGCGAACGCGATTTGATGTTCAGGCGCGAAAATTGACATGGACATTCGAGGAGTTATATCAAGGACTGCACGGTCTATGCAAGAAAAACGCCAGCACATACGCTGGGCGTTCCAACCTTCACTTGATGATATTGAAATTTTATCTCCTGAAGAGCAGCTTGATGAGTTTCTGAACTTAACAATGGAGGACCTGGCGATGTTACAGGCACGCTGGGGGCCTGAATATCTTCAGGACTATATTCAAGACCAGTTAAGTAAGTTGAGGGAATATGGCACTAAGCGCTAACGGTGGAACAAAGAAGAAAAAGGAAAGGTATAATCCTTGGGGAGCATGGTGGAAGAAGTATGGGCCAAAGCCCTCTAGACCTGCATCCCGATGGACGCAGGAGACGAAGCGGGAGCCAATAATTCTGAATCCCTATCCTACTCTTCCGTCCGGACAACCCGACTACGGAGCGCTGTACAGAGCCTGGCTTGAACAGCGGCGACCGCCCGAGCAGCCCAGCTTCAGCCCTTGGGGTTCGTTGTACCCCTATGGGTTTCCTTGGCAAGCGCGTCCAGCTCAGCCTACTGCTCCTGTGCCGCCTCCTTCCTTTGGAGGCGGGGGTGGAGGAGCTCCGTCCTTGCCTGAACCTAAATTTACTATCAGGGATATTTTGGAACAGCTACAATTTCCGGAGCAATGGCAATATCCGTCTTATTTACAAGATTTTGGACGCTATATCGAGGAACTCTTGACACGCAACCCTCAGTTTGCTGTTCCTGTTCCTGAGATTGAAGAGGGTAAGTTGCTTCCAACACCTGAAGATTTAGATACTTTAGAGTATATGGAGACGGCGGAGTCTTATGCTCAGGCATGGAATGAGTTTTTACAATCCCTGGTGAACCTGCCGTTTTTCCAACAGCAGTATTATCTGGGGTTACGCTATTCTCCTGAAACGGGCTGGTATCGGTCTGGAACGGTTCCGATGCTCCCTCACCCAGAGTATCTATAATGGCTGATATAATATCTATGACCCACGGAGGAGGAACTTATAGACCTCCTCAAGAAGAGGGTGAAGAGAGGAAGCCTTGGCTTCCTATGATTTGGAAAGAACGTCCCGACTATGAGCGGGACGCTATCATGCGTTATGAGCGAGGGGAACCTCTCAAACCTTGGGAGTATCGTCCTAAACAGGAAACCGAATCTGTACCCTGGTGGAGGCGCTGGCTAGACCTCTCCCGTATTGTGTCTCCTGTAGGGGCAACACCATATACATACCCTGCTTATTATACGCAGGCAGAACCTACAGACCTGGAGTTATGGGCGATAGAGGAAGCTAAGCAGGGGCTTCAACGTTGGTGGGATGAGACGGTAGAAATGTTTCAGGACACCAGAGAGACTGTCCAAACCCAATACGAAGCCAAGACTGGCTGGCGCAAAGTTGTTGAGCCAATCAAACATGGACTTATGGGACTGGCGGGCCAGGGTCTTTTCCGTTTTGTTGGCCCTGCTTTTGGACAGGCAGGCTATCTGGTAGAACGTGCTGTCGGTCGTATTGCTCGTACCAAACCCGCTCCTTTAGAGCCTTTCGACCCCGACAAATACGAGTCTTGGGAACAGTGGATAGAAACTGCACCATCTCAAAGCATTGATGAATGGTTGGATGAGGAGTACGGTTATGACCCTGATTTACGTAAAAAGGCAGAGGAAATTGCTCGAGATGTAGACCGTATATCTTTTTCCTGGGTATTCGGCGCAGGCCCAGGCCCAGAGGGGCGAGCACGGGGTCATGAAGAGTTCAAACAAATCCATCGGAAGCTTATGCAGGCTGAGGACGATGATGAAAGGGAAAAGATTCTGAAACAACATCAGAAATTCATTCCGGAGCTGGTTTTTGGGTTTGTGCTCGACCCTCTCAATATTGTATCTTGGACAGGTAAAACTCCTATAGCCACATCTCGTGCCAGAAAAATTGTTCATGCAGCATCACAGCCTCTTGATGAGGTTCTTGATTTTCAGACCGCTGCATATCGTATCACGGGAGTAGGGCGTACACCTGCTGCGAGAGCTCGGAAGGTCGGAGAGACCGTTCATGACTTTCTTGTCTTTCAACTTAAACGGGCTCATAGTGTAGACGATTTACCTCGGGTTATTCGTGAGTTTATGGAGGACTCACGGTACAATTCGACTTATGGTCAACTGGTTAAACGAGTGTTAGAAAACATCCCGGAGGAGCAGCTCTTTGATGGAGTGCACTCGACTCAGACTGTCCGCGAAGCGCTGGAGGTTGTTGCAACTAATGCATCCAAGGTTGCCCGTGCAGAAGAGATGCGTTACCTGCGGAATACCCGATGGGGGCGGGTTTTGGATGACTTTTCGCGCTGGGCTGAAAAGTGGTCTCGTATGCAGAAGAAGGTCTTATCGCCGCTCTTCCTGGGTTGGAACCCACAATACGCGATTGCTAACTGGTTCGATAATATGCGTAACATCTTTACCCGTATTGGGTGGCAGCGAATACCGGGAGGCAGTTTTACGGATAACCTAGCTCTAAATGCTCGAGCAGCCGAAAAATTCTTTTCTGATATGGTAGGGGCCATACCTCAACGCCTGAAAACAGGTTTTACCGTAACGATGGCTGAGGTTGGTGTTGAAGATGCGAATCGGGTTAAGACTGTTTGGAAGACTGTATGGGATACTATTAAAGGCCCTTTTCTAAAAGCAGCAGGTTCTATTGAGGAACGGGCTTCGGCATTTGCTATCACACAATCTTATATCAAGCGCTGGCCAAGAATTTGGAGTCAGGCTATGCCCCAGCTTCCTGATGAGCTTGCAGATGCTATTCGCGCCGCATCTCCCGAACGGGGAGAGGAGTTGGTAGAGGCCATCAATTCCGTAGGAATTGGAAAATACGGCTACCGTGCCGTTCTGGATGAACTTAAGGCTATTGAGCAAGCCGTTGTAGAGGGGGCAGAAGTAGAGGGACGGGTTATTGGAATCGGCTGGTACCTTCGTCAGCTAACTAAACCCGAACGAGAGGCTATTCTTGCCCATCCCGATATTCTTGATGAAGTTCAGAAACTATCTGGTGTAACAAGTGAGGCAGAACGGCGGGGAATTATAAACAACCTTCGGCGAATGATAACCGAGGGAGCCGAAGAGGTTGCCAAAGAGAAGCACTTTCGTGACCTCCAGTTTGTGGGTTGGGGACATCATAAAGCAAAAATTCTTCGGGCGGTGGAGAGTGTTACGCAGCGTTTTGCCCGCCATCCTCTTGTCCGAGAGGTAATGACATCCGACTCACATGATTTCGACCTCTTGCGTCGAGTTGCTGCAGTTTATGGTGTGGACGTTGCTGACCTGTGTGAACCGATGGACGATGTTGTATTTAAGATGATTCAGGCGGGCGAGCCTCCGAGGAAGCTGTGGGAGTATTATCAAAAGACTTATCCCTTTATGCGGAAGTTTTATCCCAGATTCACGGACGATATTGGGGAGCAGGTTCTCCAAGATGGCGTTATGGAGGCCATGCATCAGCTAACCCACTTTGACGAAATAACTCCCATCAAGGCAAAGGACGCATTCTTTGAGATTTACAAAAAGCTTCTTCCGAAGGGTCGTCAGAAACTTGTAAAAGATATTCCAGAGGTTGATACTTTACGAATTCCTCCGTCTCTAATAGACGATGCCGGAGCTCTGGAAATTCTTAAGAAAGTACAACAGTGGGTTAAAGATAACCCTCAGTATGTTGTATCGCCTGAGGATTATGACGACTTACAGCACGCGGTTCAGCTCGCCAAGCGCTACATGCTCTATAAAGAAAACATGGATGAGTGGGTAGAGTGGGCCAACTCGTCCTGGAAGATAGACCGCCTGCCTGAGAATATCCCGAACCTGTATGATATTGTCCGCCTGTATAAGACCCATTTGGAATCTGCCATCGAGAAACTAGACCAGCGAACGTTCAAGGCACTGAATCCATCAATGGACATTCCTCCGTCTTTGTGGAGTAAGATTGTTGATTGGTTTGATACCGAATTCCAGAAAGCGATGGACTTAGCCCAATACACCACTGCTCGACTAGCTCTTGCAGATAGGGACTTTGCCATTCTGGACTATCTTGACCGCACGATTCTTGATGTCTTTTTGGGTTTGGGGATTCCCTATGAGTATTGGGCTGTTCATAACATCTGGAATTGGTTACTTTATATTGTTGACCACCCTCGTGTGATGAGTTGGCTTAACCGCTATCAGGCGGTGATGGAAGCCCAACTTGAGAAAGACCCGCTCGTTCCAAGGCGGCTGAAAGGCTGGTTTCCGGTTGGGATTCAAGGTATGTATAAGTTTCTAACCGACCAGGCATGGTCGGCGGATACAGAGCTTTATTTCGCTCCTATGAGAATTTTATTTCCGCTCGAGACTATGCCGATGTGGGGAAAGACATACTTACCCGACAACTATATGGACATCACTCGAGGTCGTGAATGGGTATTTATAAATAATATGTGGTCTACCAGCCCAATTCTCTTTGATTCGGTCGCTTTGCTGGCTAACGCCGTGCTTCCTTGGGCAGAGGAACACCAACCTACATTGGCCCGTTATATCAAACGGTATATCCCGCCCATGGCTATGAAGACGGGTACAGCGTATTGGTCAGCCACCCGAGGGATTCGGGGATTATCTATTCTTGGAGAATCAATACTAAAACGGATGGGAATTGATGTCCCTCCTGAGGGACTAAACCCCGAAGGGACTATTCATGATTGGCTAGGTCTAGGTAGAATACAGCCCACCGAAACTTACTGGCGTTATCAGTGGATTGCTAACCTCCTGGGCAGCGGCGAGATAACCGAAGAGGAGGCAATTCAGGCTCTCAGAGAACAGAAAGGTAGAGCCTGGGATTTAGCCGTTCGTAGAGCTGCTGAACAGGTCGCCATTCCATCTGCTATCCGCTGGGGTACGTATATGCCCTTTAAAATTTACCCATCGGAAGAGCGTATCCTTCGTGGGCAAGGGCAAATTTATAAGAAATATTATGAACGGTATGAGCAAGGGGATAGAGATGCCCTCAAAGAATTTTATGAAATTTATCCCGAGTACCGTTTTCGTCAGCTGGCTTTTCGCTACTGGGATGTAGCCAAAGGCGAAATCTCCGAGGAAGAGTGGCAGGAATGGGTTGACCTTAATCTCAAGGTTAACGAATACTATCAGAAACGAGGCGAGCTCGAACGACAGCGCCAGGACGCTTTACAGCGATTTCCGATTGGTTCTCCCGAACACTATCGTACAATTCAGGAATTTTCTCGTAGACGGCAAGAGTTAAATGAGGAGTATGAAGACGTTCTTACAGAGTATTTTGATGTTTTGGCCGATAATCGTAAGAAGTTTATCCAGTGGCGGGATGGGCCAAAAGCCAAGGCTATGCGGGAATTTCTGGACAGATGGTACAAGGCTGACCCCGAACAAAAAGAAAGGATGCTAGAAAACCTCCCACAAACCATGTTGGAGGTTGCAGCTTCTGTACGGGCTGATGAAGAGCCTCGTCTTTTTACGGCTCTAGACATCCGTAGGGAGCTGGTAAGACGGGACACACCCGTTGATGCAGTATATCGAGAGTTAAACAATCAAGTTGCTAAGGTATGGGACAAATTCTATCAAACTGACTGGTGGAAGGAAAATACTACACAGGAAGTTCAAGATTTGTATGCTGTTTATAGAGACTTAGATTTCCCATCCAATCAGGAGTTTCGAGAAGCACATCCCGAGCTGGATAAAGCACTTAATGATTACCAGCAATGGAGAGATGACCTGCTCAATACAGTACTTGACCCAACAAGCCCCGACTTTATTGCTGCTATTACCGTCCTTCACCCTGATTGGGATGAAGATAAGATTGCTGAGTTAAAACGGATTGGTAAACAAATCGGCGCTTTCGTCGCAAGAGATTATACGTACATACGCGGAAGCGACCGAGATATGGTTATATCTGAACTGTGGCGCTTTTGGGAAACCCTGCCCGAAAAAAGTTTGGCAAGACGAATGGCCAAAGACGTTCTAGGGCCTCGTTTCGCCGAGCTCTTTCTGGCCGGTGAGTACAACCAGATTTCTGATGAGGAATTGGCCCTGTGGCTTAACCTTCTGCCAGACGACTGGACATCGTTAATTCCCGAGGGTCGCCGTCCTCCTTTCGGTACAGGGCCTGTGCCGATGACGGAACAAGAACTTTTATTCGCAGCGCGTCGTCTGACCCAAGAAGAGTGGGACGAGATGGTACAGGGTGGCTGGATACCTCCTGAGCCAGAAGATAGGGAGGCATACCGCTTTGCTCCAACAGCTCGCCCCGAGACTGGACTTACCGAGGAGGAAGCACGTAAGGAAGCACAAGAAGCTCTGGAGAGAGCACGCGAACAGCTCCGTGCGGGGGAGGCCCCTGAGAAGATTGTTCTTCCGTCCCCCGCAGAAGAACAAGAGTATCAGCGGGCCTACGAACTGTTACAACGTGCTCTTAACGGAGAGTCCGACTTATGGGAACACGAACTTGTTGAGAAGTGGTTCCCACCCAATACTCCATCCCGACGCTTCTGGAAACTCTGGTATGACTGCGTGCCGCCGGGGGAGCTGGGAAAGTGGGCAAGAGAGCATCCTCTTGTTTCTGCCATCCTGGACAAAGTATCTCGTAAATACATTACTGACGATGCTTATACTGCGGCTATGGAGTTTCTGATTGAGGAACTTCCTAAACACGACATTGGTGACCCCAGGGAGTATGAACAGGCACGGACAGAGGCTGAAGAGTATTTTGCCCTGATGACTCCAGAACTAGAGGCACTACGAGACGCATATTTCCAGATTCCGCAAGGAGCTCGCTGCGAAGGCATGAGTTGCCGACGTAAATTCTTAGAGGAGCATCCCGAATTACTAGCTCTCTTCGATGCCCAAAACAAATTTAAGGCCGAGCACCCAATCTTTACTAAGTATTACGACCCGGATTGGGTACAGCGGCAAGAGAAGTACGCTCAACGTACAGGTGGTGGTCGGTATCGAGGGAGTGCGTATACAGGGAAAGGCTTCTATCGGGGCTCGCCTATGTCGCAGGTAACCTGGCGGGGTCTGGTACATTCTCTTGGCCCTCTAGTAATGGGAGAGCTTATTGAGCATTGGGCTTCTAACCGTCCTTTATCCGCTGCGGCCAGACGACATCTACGTCGTGTTTGGGAAGCGAGTGGCACAGACCTGTCTTTTGACGACTGGTTGGACTACATTCGGCGGCTATGGGTTCGGTTTGGGGCAACCGGCTTCAAGCAGCCCAGCGCGCCACGAGTTAATATTCCGCCTGTTCTCGGTGGCCCTTACGTCACCGGGCGGACGCGATGGAGAATAAGGAGGTAGAAATGAATGACGACCAGATGAAGGTTCAGGACACGCAGGACAAACCTTCCCCCGAAGAGGGTTCCGACGAAGGGATGCCTCAAGGCGCAGATACCCCGGAGGTGTCGAGCGAGAAGGTAGTACCGGCGCGAGACCTGGATGCTCTGAGGTCTGTCAAAGACAAGGAGATTGCTGCCGTCAAAAAACAGCTTGCCGAGCTCAAGGAACGTCTTCAGAAGGCTGAGACAGAGCGGGCGATTTTGGAAGAACGTGCTAGAACGGCGGAGGCAATGGCCTCAGAAGCACAACGTCAGGTAGCACTTCGCCAAAGTGTCAAAGCTGCCGCTACTCGAATTGCTATGAGTTATGGCCCAGAAATCGGGCGGACAGCAGAGGAAATGTTGATGCAGGCGGAGAGTCCTGACCATCTCAGCGCTCTGTTATACGAATTTTATAATGACAAACTCCCTGAGCTTATCGGGCTAAGCACACAAAAGAAAGAGAGAGAAGAGAGGAGGCAGCAAGCCATGTCTACGACTGTTGGAGTTACAAGCGGAGCACTTCCTCCTACGTCACCTTCTTCGCCAGCGGCGAGCGGGGATGTTCTTGATTCTGTAAAGAAAGACGTTGCCCGCGCACGGCGAGAGCGACTGTGGAAGGATTCCCCTGAGGGCATCGCAGCTCTGCGCAAAGCACGAGATGTATGCATCTCGCTGGGCTATCCGTCAAAATACCTTCCCAGGAATTGTTCCTGGGCACAGATTGCTAATGCCATATCTACGCTGGAAGATTTAGGAAAAGGTACGAGAGGAGGTGCTACATCAAAAGTGTAGTGGAGGTAAGAAATGGCTACGGTGAAGATTGGCCCTGAAAGTACCTATTCCGCTACTCAGCAGGTTGTCCGCAGTCTCGAAGACCGTCTCGACCTCATCACCAATGACGAGTATCCACTCTTGCGCACTGTGGGTCTGGGTAGTGGTGGGTCGGTGGATAACAAGAAGTATGAGAAATAGCCACTTGTACTTCTTCCACCCAGTACAACGAGACGTGGGATGTCATACAAAGTGGAGTGGCAGTATGACTAACTCGTTGTACTGTAAAAACCCCGCTGTATGCAAGGACACCTGAGTATCCGGAGGTGCTGATGAGGCGACAAACCAATGGTGCAGGCAATTTGCAGGCAAGCCCGTTTGATATAGGATATGTGGGAGGCTGTTTGGATTGTGATGGGTGTATTACTATCACGCGGGTACAGCCTCGCAAGAGACGGCCACGAGGAAGGTTTATTCCTGTCATCCAGTTTCAAAACACCAACTCCGAGTTCATAGAGGGGCTACATACTATTTTCGACAGGTATGGTGTAGGACACTGGATAGGATGGAGACCACAACGGGGACTAGGCCAAAAGCCTGTAGGAGTGTTGCATATACAGGGGCTGAAGCGCGTGGCAAGATTCCTATCTGTTTTTGGAATATGTGCAAAGGCAAAGCGAAAACAACTTCAGCTTTTGGCCGAATACGTAGATGTTAGGCTACGGCGTCCTCCAAAAACTCCTCCCGATAACTATGATGTTGAGATGTGGATTGAAATCGGTCGTCTCAACGGGCGTGCCCCAGAGACTATACGCGGGGCGTCCTGTTAATGGACGATGACATAGTCCGACCTCTATGGCGACATAGAGTTAACACGTTTTGGACGAGTTGATTCCCATCTCCGACGCCATTAACATGGCGGGTGGTTATACCGCCGATGGAACAACCCTAACGGTTGACAATGGCGAATACTTCAAGCCAGGCGATTTGATTCTGGTGGATTCGGAGATTATGTGGGTAATGGCAGTTGAGGGCGATGACCTGACGGTTAAGCCCGCTATGTGTGGTACAAGTGCTGCCAACCACAGCGACAATACCGTCGTTTATATTTTGGGAAACGCTCAGCTCGAGGGCTCCAGTCCTGGTGCCGCTCGTCAAGTTGTAACCACCCAGGTCTACAACTACACTCAGATTTTCAGTGAGGATGTCGAGATTTTCGGCTCCGAGACTGAGATGGCGGAATATGGAGTTGAGGGTATGGCCAAGCTCGACTACCGCATGGACAAGCGAATGCGCGAGCTCTATCAGAAGATGGAGCGCGGCTTGCTCTATGCGAAGCGCAATGCGCCTTCCGACAATACCGAGCCTCGCGTTTCCGGCGGTCTGGCCCAGTTCCTGAGCACCAACGTTACCGACAAGTCTGGTGCGGCCCTGGAGGAGGCCGACATCATTGATGAGTTGGAAAACATCTTCAACAACTACGGTCAGGAGGAAGTTCCTGACTTGATGGTCGGCAATTCCTGGGTTAAGCGGAAGATGACTGCCTGGTATCGTGGTCTCATTACGACCGACCGTGCTGAGCGCGTAGGTGGAGCCAGGATTGACCGAATCGAGACCGATTTTGGCACAGTAGACTTCCTGCTCGACCATCTGGTGAAGGGCGGTGAGCTCTACTTGCTGAACATGCGGTACATTGACTCGGTTGTACTGGGCGCTCGGTCTTTCAAGGCGATAGACGCGACTATCCCCGGTAAAGACCATATCGCTCGTCGAATCCTGGGTGAGTACGGCTGGCGTATTCGCAACGAGCAAACTATGGCCAAGATTTATAACTTCAGTACAACCACGTAGTGGATATAGGTCGGAACCTGACTCGGGGGCGGTAGTATTATCTACCGCCCCCACCATAATCCAGAGACCAACTGGATAAACAAACGTGGAGGTAAAAATGGCTGACGTTAGACTACTGGAATATCGTCGCAAGTGGGAAAAGCGCTGCGACATTGTTGGCCTGAAGTCCAGCGCAGGTGGTGCGACTGAGGTGAGCGAATGTATCGGCTTTTGGCGTGCTCCTGTAGATGCTTTGCTGCTCAGGGTTGGCATCATCTTCGGTGCCGACATCAGCAAGCAGGCTTCGGGTTCTGTGTCCAAGGTCAATTTCAAGCTCTACGACAGGAAGGATGACGGTTCTGGTACTACTCAGGTAGGTAGTACTATCGAGAATACCGCAGCTCTGGCCGACGACATCCTGCATGATTTTGAGGCGGGTGGCTATAAGTTGGCTGAGGGCTACGTCCTGGGCGTGGAGCGAACGGAAACTGACTATGGCACATCCAACGCTGCAGCGGTAGTTGCTCCGACTCTAGTGGTGGAGTGGATTCCATACTTTGCGACGTAAATAACTAAATAATTTCGGGGGAAGGGGGGCTTTACAGCCCCCCATCCCGACATGTGAGGGAGGTAGAAATGGCAGAAGAAGTTAAAAAGAGAGGGCCTGGTCGTCCTCGCAAATACCCTCGACCAGAGGAAGTAGATGCCAAACTTAAAGAGGAAATTCCCGTCCTTGTTGTTACTATGGGCCGCAGCCATCGTGTGGAGATTGGCCCCAGGGTAACTGACCCAGGCTACCCAACCTACTTGTATTTCTCGTACTGGGACATCAAGCGGGCCGGTTTGGGAGCGGGAGAAGATACTCCCATGTGCTGCATTAAGCTGACCAAGGATTGGTACGAGAATTATATTGAGGGTAAGGCTATCTACGAATGGCTAAATACCTACGATAAACTTCTAAACTACTTTGACAAACAGGAGATGTATGAGTTTGGCTGTCCCATTTGCGGGGAGACCCTTGTTCACATCTCTGAATATCTCAAACATATTCAGACCCATAAAGAGGCATTGGCAAACTTATAAGACCCTAATGGAGGTAAACGACAATGGCATGGACGAGCGTTGACTCTTTGAACCCACCCAAAGCGGCAAACCGTGTGGTGGATGAGACGGGCATTCGATTATCGGATGGCCCTTGTGTACTTTATCGCGCCGTTTTCACCTGTCTGAAAGTGGACAGCACAGACGGATATTCACTATTGAACATCGAAGACGCTACGTCTGACGGCGGTGGAACCATCTTGATAACCCTACCCTTCCAGGCGGCAGGCGAGACTGTTGAGGTTCGCTTCCGCAACGGCTTGAATTTTACCAACGGGCTGGGAATTGACCTGACTGCCGGTTCTGCTGGCGATGGTGAGGTCATGATTACCAAGTTTTTCGCTCAGACAAAACAGGCGTAAGGAGATAGGCTATGGCTAGGACATACAAGCAGCACATTCTATGGGAGCCTTGGGAGTCCAGCGGCTACAAGAGTAGTAGCGGGGCAATCAAATCCGGGCCAGGCCGAGTTGGAGGGATAATCATTATCACGGACGGAACAAATGACGCCACCGTCATCCTACGGGATGGAGGTTCAAGTGGCACTCAGAAAGTCTACGGCTATTGCGCTGGTTCCGATGTTACCAATACCGTCATGCTTCCACCGCCTGGAGTACGATTTGATACCGATATTTATCTTTCTCTGTCTGGTACCAACGCTACTGTTATCGTGCTGTACAAGTAGGTGAGCAATGAGAAGCAGAAAACGAACGCTTTCGGCCCTGGTCAGCCGATTGGCAGCGATGTTGGATGATACTGGTCATACGCGCTGGTCGTCTACTGAGAAGCAAGAGGCAATCAACCTGGCTATCCAGGCGGTCTGGCCGCGCTGGGTGGAGATTATAGATGTCTATCCCTTTGATACATATGATATGGAAACATTTGCATATCTTCTGCCCGAGGGAATAGACGACGTAATTGCCCTTTATTTCAAACCCAGCAATACTGATGACCCCTGGTGGTTGGTAAAGAAGTGGCATGTAGATGGAGATTTTCTATATCTCCATGATTCTTATAAAGATTACGATGGCCACGATATGAGGTTAGTTTGCGTTCGGGCTCCCTGGGAATTTAATACCACAGGAGTTACGGGCTCGGATGGCGCAACGACTATATCTACGGGGACGTTCACCTCATCTAGTGCTACTTTTCAGACAGATGGAGTAGAGCCTGGAGATGTTTTATGGTTGTACTCGGGTTGTGATGATGAGGATAGAAAGTTCTGGCTTATAAAGTCAGTAGACAGCGAAACTCAGCTAACTGTTTACGGTAACTTCTCGGCTACAGATACCAATATTACTTACTATATCAATTACTTCACCTTCGTACCTGAGATGTATATACTTCACAAAGCAGCGTCAGAATTGTTTCAGCTATCCGGTCATAAAGGGCTGGGGCAAGACGTTACAGAAGATATGCAATGGGCTGAGTTTCATGCTCAGATGGCTGAATACTATATTGACCGCCAGGGGAGGGCATATCCCAGCAAGAGGACAGCATAATGGCTTATTCTCTGTCTGATGTTCGATGGCCAAAGCTTCGAACACGGAAGCGTTTTGGATTAAAGCGTACACGGCACGACCGCGAGAGAAAACCAAAATTTGATTTGACCTCTCGCGGTCGTCGCCGCACACCTCTTGTACAAATTCAACAACCCTGGGCTGTTTGGCATCCTGAAGAGGAGACGACATAATGGGAACACCATACTTTGATTGGGCTTGGTGGCGAGGCGAAACTCGCAGGGCAATCCAGCTTACTTGGACATCAGATACACGGATTAAACATATATCCGTGTATCTAAAACGAAATCCGGACTATCCCCCTCATACTACTGAGATATCGTCTATTGAGTGGGAGTTCCGTGAGGGAACATCCGGAGACGAAACAGGTTTAGCTAATTCCACTGTTAAGGCATCAGGTAGTTGGGTTTGGGATAACGACGACTTGTGGCCACCTCATCAAGAAAGGTGGGCAACAGCAGTATTTACATCACCTGTCACTATAAACTCGTCAAAGTATTACTGGTTTGTTATAAAAATACCAGGAGATGTCGTAGATATTAAATTTAAACCTGCCTGGTTAATCCAATACAATTCTAGTGGAGCACCTACAGGTTATGCACAGGTTTACTCGTATTGTGGAGGCTCTTGGAGTAAACTGGCGGATTGGTATTGTCGCTATGAAATAACAGACCCACAGGCTGGAGTCAAATATCATTGCGTTGTAGACGGAGTCGGCTTCATGACGCCAGACGACCTGGCTAGCTATCGCTGCCAGCTTGCCACATCGTTTGGAGCAAACCTTAGAGGTGGAATGCAGAAGTACTCTCAGCTCCAGTATCCCTATTCGTCTTTCTCTCAAGATTCTTTCTATCATGGGATGGGATGGTTACGATTTGAAGACCCTCAAACGTATTGGTTTGGTATGAACGTTGATATGAGGGTTGATGGACAAGCCATTTTAGCCCCTCTGCCAACAATTACTACCGTCAACGATGACTGGGATAGATATCTCCCCGATAACCGTTATGATATAGAACTCCCTTGGCGAAAACACTCGTCCGATACTGTAACAGTTCAAAAAGTTGCTCAACCTTTTACACTCAAGGCTAATGATACACTCTATGGAGTAGTTGTTTATGTCAAAAAGCACTGGCAAAACGCTAAAATTGGAGGCGACCTCAAAGTATCTCTCTGCCAGGATAACTCCGGCAATCCGGGGTCAGTTATTGAGACCAAGACCATCACATCGCATGTTCGCCAGTGGACAACTCCCGTTTGGGTAGACTTTTCAAATTATACAGCAGGGACATCTGACGAAAATCTCTGGATTGTAGTTGAGACAACTGCCACCGATTTCTCATCCTTTGAGGTTTGGGCAGGCTGTCCCCCTGGAGATACGGGGGAAATTAAATACTATGACGGTTCAACCTGGAAGAGTGATAACGGTTATTCACTTGTTTTCTGTGTAAACCATCAGACGTTTGTACAGGACTGGAATGACCTCGACCATCCTGCTTTCTTCTGTGAATTTAACGGAGACCTTTACTTTGCTTACCACCAAAAGGTGTATAAGTGGAGTGAGACATCAAATGCCTGGTCTGTAGTAGATACTGTATCGGGTGGGGAATGTAAAGGTTTAGCTGCCTTTGGTGATTACATTTATGCTGCCTGGGGAAGCGGAAACGTTGTTCGCCGCTCTAACGATGGTTCAACCTGGAACGATGTATCAGGTATCAACGCAGACTTGCTCTGGGTTGGAAAAGGATATTTGTGGAAAAAGGATACCACAAATGGTCACAAAATACAGTACTCTAACGACGGTACAACCTGGTCATCAGACATCTCCGTAGGAACGGACGATTATGAGGTCACGGGCTTTTGTGAGTTTAACAACGTAGTCGTTGTAGCAAAAGAAGACGGTTTATATTATATTGACCGTGACTTTCTAGCTCACAGCTATTTCTTGTATAGAGACCAAGCAGACAGCCTTAACGGAAAGAATATCCAGGTTTGGTCGAATAATATTTATATCCCCGTTCATTCAGGATTGTGGAGATGGACAGGCTCTATGGTGGATATGATGGGGCCCGACCGTCGAAGCGGTATGCCGAAGTATTGGCGCGGCCGAGTCGCAGACATGTTGGCATTTGGCAATGGTATGTTTGTAGCCTATGATAACAATGCCAGTGCAAGCGACTGGTCAAGTCTTCTCTACTATAACGGAATTGGATGGCATGGCTTCTTAATGGGTCAAACCCAATCCACCGACGGTAGGTTGACGGCTCTGGCCTTAACTACAGACATTGGAAATGAGACCCGCCTGTGGATATTCACAAACTATCATATATCTTACATCGTCTTATCTGACCGTACAGAGAACCATTTTGAGTGGGACGGAGCGAAGTTTATCACAGAAGGGTGGTTTGTTACTCCCTGGTGGGATGGTGGGCTATACAATGCCAAGAAGTATTTCAACAACGTTACGTTCGTAGCTGATGGTTTAACCGATAACACCTACATAGACATTTTTTATCAGCTCGACGGGGCTGACATTGATGACGACCAGTACTATCTGGGGAGGTTAGACAGTAGCTCTCCTAATCCTCAAACCTTCCATCTGCCCGATGAGACCGAGGCATACAGCATCCGCTTTATTTTCTATCTTTATACGCAAGATGCGTCGGAAACGCCCAGATTGCGTAGTTACAACTGTGAGTGTTTAGTAAGGCCGCCAGCGAGTTATGTTCATTCCGTTGCTTTGACTATTGGTGATAGAGTTCGCCTGATGGACGGGTCTGAGGATACCAATTCTGCAGATACCCTCTGGACTCATCTTCAAAAAGCTCAGGCCAAAGTAACGCCTATTATCGTTCATTTTCCGTTCAAATCAGTACGGGGGTTTATCAGCGCATTACAGGAACAAACATCGGTTTATAAAGAGCAGGGCGCTACTCCACAATGGGAAAGAGTGGCCCTACTTTCAATAGTGGAAGCATAATGCGTTTATCAGATATAAAATGGCCCAGGACACCCAGGAAAGGCCGTTATATTCGTGAGCCCAAAACAGGGACTAGACTTATTCCTCTCGGAGAGACTTTGCGAGAGGCAATGATGGCGGGCCCTGTAGATGCTCCTGCATCCGAGCGGATAATCTACGGCTGGCTTCTCCGTTTTGGTATCCCCTTTGACTATCAAGTACCTGTGATGGGAGGGCGAGCCGTTCCCGGAGGTGCAGTAGTAGACTTTTTAATCTACATTACCACTCCTCCTACAGTGCTAAGGGTTATGTCTTACTGGCATACCGACCCTGCTCAACGAGAAATTGACGCCCTTCAAAAAGCTGTTCTGGAGGAGGATTTTCAGTTTCGAGTAGTAGACATCTGGGAATGGGAAACCATGGACTGGGAGTTTCTCTCCCGAAGGATGCGAGAACTAATCTTCACCAATGCTACAACAGGCAGCGTGCCTGAGGCTACAATAGCCCATCAAACTACTGACCCGTTTGAGGAAATCATCTATGGCTTTAACGGTTCGTGAGATTCTAAAAAGACATGATGAGCGTCTCCAAGACCTGGAAAAGCGACTCGGTGCTATTGGCTTTTGGCAAGCCCAGCCCGAACAGATTCAACTCAGTGGGGAGACGTGGGAGGTATCAGGAGACCAAATAGCTGTCTGGTCTACCAATACAGACCGTCCTCTGTCCTGGACACAAGGACGGTGGGCACGTCTTAGAGCAGGAAGAGTCGAAGCACGTGGAGACGCATTCGACTTCAGGTCAGCCGCTAGTGGAGCTCGTATCATCTTCGATGATACAGGGCTATCCTTGTATAGTGCTGCAAAGCGAACAGTCTTCCTGGATGCAGCTACTGGTGATGCTGAGTTTGAGGGGACAGTTACTGCATCCGCTGGTGTTATCGGCGGATGGACGATAACATCAACCGAACTCCACAATACAGATATATGGCTTGATGCGGCAGCCAAACAAATTGCTATCAAATCTCAGACGTTTGGTGCAGCAGGTCTCCAGGCTGAGTATGATAGTGCCAATGCCGTAGCTAAATTCTACGTTGGAGACGGCGCTAACGCCTTTTTCCAGTTTGATGGCAGCAAAGTTACCTGGAAGGCAGCCAATACCGAGCTCGATGCGTCTGGAAACCTTTCGGCATCTAATGCCACAATATCAGGTACGATTACCGCTACTGCAGGCCAAATCGGTGGATGGACTATCACTTCTACCGAGCTCCACAATACCGACATTTGGTTAGACGCTGCGGCCAAACAAATTGCCATCAAGAGTCAGACATTTGGCAACGCGGGTATCCAGCTAGAATACAATGCGGGCTCTCCACGCTTGTATGTTGGTGATGGGGCTAATGCCTTCCTGCAATTTGACGGCAGTAAGCTGACGTGGAAAGCAGCCAATACTGAGTTGGATGCAAGCGGTAATATTACGGCAAATAACGCTACAATATCGGGCACAATTACTACATCTAACCTCACGGCGGATGGCGGTACAATAGGTGGATGGAGTATTACATCCTCCGTTCTTCAGAAGCTGTCTGCAAACGTAGGTATTATTCTGGACAGCACTATACCAGCCGTTAAAGTAGGTGACACTGGAGATACATACATCTTAATTGATGGAGCAAACGGTCGGGTTGGGGTTAGTAATTTCTCGTCTGGCGTACGTGGATGGCGCATTGATGCAAATGGTGATGCTGAATTTAACAACATCACAGCGCGAGGCGTCTTCCGTACTCCCGTTTTCTTAAAAGACGAAGTAACAGCTATCGGCGGTTCATTCCTTGTCGCCGAAGTAGACGCATTAACTTCTGATGTAACAACTCCATCATCTACTGGCAGCTCGTTTACATTTAAATGTGAGCATAATTACTTTGCCGTTAATGATATTGTAAGGTGCAAGCCTGATGGCACACGGCAATTTTGGGCAACCATCACTGGCATATCCGGAGCTGGCCCCTATACATATACAGCTACTTTTAATAGTGGCAATGCCAATACGACTTTCTACGCCGGGGAAGCTGTAGTTAATTACGGTTCAAGCGGGCAAGGTCTTGTACAACTTACTGCCACCCTTGCCAACGCTCCTTTTATTAACATATTTACTCATGCAGGCTCTCCCTGGTCGAGCTTGACTGAACGGGTCAGGATAGGAAAGCTTGATGGCATAACAGACCCTAAATTTGGTAGCTTGTCGGGTTACGGTATATGGACAGATAATGGTTATTTTACTGGTAAAATCAAGGCTACATCTGGCGAGCTACAAACACTTGATATTACTGGTTTCTTATTGCTGACTGGCAGTGGAACTATCTGGACGAGTTCTGGCTTGCCTAGTCTTCGACTTGATGCAAACGGATTAAAGGCTTATGATTCAGGCGCCAATGTTGTATCTCAGCTAGATGCCAGTACAGGAAAGCTCTGGTCAAAGTTAGGAGGATTCGGCGGGACGTTTGATAACCCCAAGATTGTTCTCAATACCGATGGCACAGTATCGCTGAAGGACTTATCGGTTGAGGGAACGCTTACCTTATCAGGCAGCGGTAAAATCATTACTGCTGCGAGCCCAAATCCACGCATTGAGCTAACCACAAGCTTACTGGCAGGTTACAGCGATGCAACTACCAAGGAGTTCTACATTGATGCTGCTACGGGTAAAGCTTATTTTGCTGGTGGTAATGCAGTTCTCAGTGCTTCGGGGATTGAGTTAAGCGACACCCTGGATATTATTTTCACACACACACAAACCAGTGGGACTATCAAGGGCTTAAATAATGTTGTTACTGCCAATCCTGGTTCAGACTCTGCTGTAGATACTTGGGGAGCTTTTCTGAAAGCCCAAAGTCAGAGTGGAAATGCTCATAATATAGGTACGCTGATTGGGGCAATCGGAACTGCATCTCACTATGGAGGCGGAACAACAGATGAAGTTGTGGGCGTTTATGCATCTGCCTTTGCTCGAAATGGGTGCGGAAATCTAGATGAGTTGACGGGGGTTTGGTCATACGGAATAGTCGAGGCAAGTAGTGGAGACATCCAGAACGTCTACCTGTTTAAGGGCATGATGGCGGTTAACGCCCTAAGCGGAACCATAAACACGGCCTATGGTTTAATGCTCCCCGATATGAGTACGAACGCCCTTACAAGTTATGGCGTTTACCAGGACGGCACAAACGACATCAACCTTTTCAAGGGCAAAATCCGCCTGGAGAACGACCTGGAGTTTGACTCTGGGGACTACCTGGATTATGATACGGCTAATAACTACTTCCGCTTTTTCATCGGGAACACACAAAGACTCCAGATAGGGGCTGGGGCAATTACGGCACTCTATGCCAGTGGAAATGCCTGTTATTTCGATGGGCTTATGAAGCCTAAATTTATGATTATTGATGTCAGTACGGCCCAGAGCCCCGCAGCAACCTGGACTTGGTATAACGTGACAGGTGCAAGTGTATCCTGGACATCATATACTACCGAACATATCCTGGCTATAGGCCAATCTCACTGGCATAAAGGAACTGCTGGAGACAATGATTTTGTTCAGTTGCGGTGGAATCTAGATTCAGGAGCCGTGTATGATGAGTTCTTCCGCTTTACTTTTGAACACGATGATTGGCCTCAGAGACCTGCATGTTGGTTCTGGACTAACCTTTCGGCAGGCAGCCATTCCTTGCAGTTGCAATTTCGGTCTAGCTCAACGGGGCCAACGATACATAAACAACGCTTCTTTATCTGGAGAATAAAGGCATAGGAGGGAATTGTGGCACGCATCAAAATCGAGAAGGTCGAGATTGACTTGCTCAACAATACTCTACGGGTTGATTTAACCTTTCATGATGATGTACCTATTGAGAACACCAATGCACGACGTACTCTTGTAGGTGGTGAAACTCATATATTTCTGGCGGAGCCTCTAGGAGACCTGGCCGATGCACGTCGGCATCCTCTTCCTTCTGCATGGAGAGCCGATTTGGTAAATCTAATACAGAGAATACATGCCGACATACGACAATATCTATAGAAGGAGGTAGAAATATGGGAAAAAGACCGTCTGTAAAGCAAGTTCTGAACGAGGTTTGCAAACTTACGGGTACAGACCCTGGCAGCTATGAGCAGCTTCCTCAGCGGATATCTCAGATTTTTGATATAGCCTTAGCTGCTCCCCAGGGAGTCTTCCTGGTCTGGAGGGAAGGAGTCGCGGGCTCTCTCAACATCGTAACTTTGGGTATAAATACTAATGACCCCGTAGCTTTAGAGAATATTGCACAAATTCTTCGTTCAGCTGCTGACACTTGCTCTCGACAGGCTTTAGCACAAGCTCTTGGAGAGGACACTACCAATGCAGGACAGCGACAGACTCAATCAGAGGGTGAATCAAATAGAGCTACGCCTGGCAAGGCTGGAAGAAAGAATTCATAACATCAGCCAGGCGGTGAACCAAATCAAGGACAACGAGCAAAAACATGTATGGGCACTTATCATGATGCTGGCGGGCTCGTTGATTCCTCTGGTTCTAAAGGTACTTAATATAATTTAGATTAGTCTAATCCAAATTAGACTAATCTATCACAACGCAAAGGAGGTAAAAATGGACTGGAAGGACGTATTGGCTATATTGATAGCCTATAGGTCTGAGATTCTCTTGGCCTTAGCTGCTATTGCCTCTTTCACCTGGCAGTGGTGGAAGAAGCAAGCCATAGCCTTTATGCTCCAAATGGAGAAAGAGGCCAGAGAGAATCTTGAGCTGAGCGGCCCCGAGAAGTTGCAGGCTGTTATGCAGCTCATGAACGAAAAACTATTCAAGGGGGCAGTTCCCGATTACATCCTGCACTGGCTTGCTCAGAAGTGGTACGATGAAGCCATGAAAGCCTAGCGCTTTGTATTTCAAGCTTGGAGTACAAAGAGAAAAGGAGGGTTCTTGCCCTCCCGCTCTCTACCTCCTTCAACCACCCTGGGTCTCGCCCCGCCCAGGGTGGTATAAAAAGAAAGGGCGGGGAGACCATCTCCCCGCCCTTTTCAGTTTTGATTCAATACCTACGAGCACCCATGCACGTTTGTCAAATGAGCTTTTAACAAAGCTTTTGTTTTGAATGAAGCGTGAGCCGTTCCTGTTTCACAAAACGGGCAGTGCAAACGAAATCTCTTTCCTCTCATGTCCTCTTCATCCCCGAAATTGGGGATGGCCAAAGCCGACCTCTCGGTTTGAGCAGACGTATCGCTAGGACTATGTTTGCTGATTAAATGTCCTCTTGCCTCCACAGGAAATTCTAGTTTCTCCCCGCAGTAAGGACACTCCCACCAAATACTAGGACTTAACCTTTCTATTTCCATTTCAACCTCCTAGGCTCCCCAACGGGGAGTTACTTTTGCATCTATCACCATTGGAAGACCTCTGACTGAGACGGATAGAGCATCTTGAACTGCTTTGGCCGTCTCCTCTGCTTCGCTAATAGGCGTTTCAACAATGAGCTCGTCATGTACCTGACCGATAACCCGTCGCCGTTGTCGGATTAACTTAAAGACTCCTTGATTGATTATATCTGCTACAGTACCTTGGATGACTGCATTAACTGCTTGGCGAAGGGCACGCTCCTCAAGTTGTTTAATGGCATGTTCTTGTTCTCCAACACTCATCTCTCGGAGAATGCGGGAAGACAAGCCGACTTTATGAAGTTCTTCCTCTAATGCTGCTCGCTCCAGGCGCTCTTCACCTGGCGAGCAATCATCAATATCTACATCCAATAATTCTTTGGCCTTTAATAGCATGGGGCGGCGAGGCCGCCCAAACGCGGTGTAAACTACTCCATCGGCCAGCGCAGTACAGCGGGTATTTTCTATCCAACGCCTGACTCCTTTATATACAAGGTAGAAGCGTTCTAACAAATCTCGTGCATCATCCAACGATACTCCTGTAATTTTAGATACCCGACTCGGGCCCGCTCCGTAAATGGTAGCAAAGTTTACGGTTTTGCCAATAAATCTTTCCATCTTAGACACTTCGTCCAACCGCTTATCAAAGATAGCGGCTGCCGTAACTTTATGGACATCTTGCCCCTGTTTATAGGCATTCAACAAACGTTCATCCTGAGATAAAGCGGCCAACACTCTTAACTCTGCCTGAGACAGGTCGGCAACGACCAGTACATGGCCAGGAGCGGCGATAAGCCAATCCCTCATATTAACCGTATTTTCAGAGCGGGCCTTGGGAATATTCTGCAGGTTGGGGTTGGCGCAAGCCCATCGCCCCGTAAAGGTGCCGAAGACTTTCCAGGTGGGGTGCAGCCTCCCATTTACCGAACTCGCAAGCCATCCTCTGTCTCCGCTTAAATAACCTAATAATTTGACTTTTTTGCGGAGGTCGAGAATTGCGCTTGCTAACGCCCGTACTTCGGGAGAACTGGAAGACTCTGCGAATCGCTCCAGGACACTCTTGGCGACGGACTTGCGCCCTCTCTTAGTATATTCATCTTTATTCCATTTTGCTCCTAATAACTCAAGTGCGGCGACCAACTGCTGTGTAGAGTTTGGGTTTTCCAAACCAGGAGCTGATGCACATATCTGTGCTTTAAGCTCGTCTATCTCTTTGGCAAGCTCGCTTTGGTACGTTAGAACTGCGTCTCTATCGAGCTGCCATCCGACTCTTTCCATCAAAAATCCTACCAAAGGTAGTTTGTATACCTGTGTTTGATAGAAATCATGAAGACTTCTGGGAATTCTTGTTGAGAACCAACGGAATAAGTCGAAGGTATTCCGAACATCAGAGCAACAGTATTCGGCCTTTTCTTCCAGAGACCATATTGGAAAGGTTTTATCCCATCTCCTGGGCTGTCTGTCCAGGACGAGCCAGGTCAGAGTCTTTAAGTCGCGAGGTAAAGCTTCGTTATAAGTAATGGCAAGCCCCATCGTATCAATGGGAACTTTCAGAGGCAATACTCCCAAATTTGCCAGCCAATGCAGGTCGAATTTAGCGTTGTGAGCGACAAGTATTTGGTAGGGGTTATCAAACCAACTCTCCAGGGCAGCGGCTAGCCCATCTTCATCAAGCCCGCCCTCCCCTACGTGGATGTACCACTCATCACGAGCATCCGCAATCCCCAGCCCGATAATGCGGTCTGATGTCCAGTCAGTACCGGTGGTTTCAAAGTCAAACGCAATCGGTCTACCTCGCAGACGTTCTCGCAAGTCTATTGCCGCATCAAGAGTCGTTATTATCATGCTCTACCTCCTTCCACCAATCATCGGAGCAAACATGTCTGTTTTCAAAATCGTCTATGCTGCGGTAGAACTCATCGCTGTGCCACCATGCCCAGGGATGGGGAAAATCATGGAGCTCGTAAATGATGATGATATACTTTCCCATATACCATCCGTGAATCAACTCACAGATTGTTCCGACACTGGTATGCCCTTTAGGAAGCCATACCAGGATAGCATCACTGCGGCCTATATGAATGATGTCGTTCAGCACCAGTTTGGCAGAGTCCAGAATTCCAAACCTATTCTGTCTGATATTATTCACAAACTCCGCCTTCTGATGAGCATCGTCGAGAAATGGGTTGATAACCTGCCATCCTCGCTCCTTCAGAATATCTGTAATACGTTTCTCACCCTCTGTATTGTGTGAAGTTGCGGGGTGAGCAAAATAAATTCTGTATACGTTCATCTCTCTACCCTCCTACTAGCTGCGCTATGGCTTGCATAATAGCCATACCTGCGCATAGCCCAAACAACAGTGCGCACAGAAGCATGAAACAGCCCAATAAGGTTGTGTCGGAAATTCTATCTTCCATCATCTTTAACCTCCTTCCTCGGCTCTCGGCCTGCTACCAACCAGAGGCGGTCGTCGTAGTCCTCATAAACAACTACATTCATTGCCGCACATATATAATCTCGCGGGATGGCCAACCCTTTTGCCGACCATCGTGCCTTTCCCGCTTTACTCTCCACAACTTTGGTAAACCTGGCCGTAAGCCATTTCCAATTTGCTTTCAGATATTTCTGTAAGTCATTGAGGGGAATCATATAAATGCGCCCCTGTTTGACAAAGTAATAAGCATACCAGTTTGCCTTGCTTGTCATCACTCCAGATGGCTTGCCAGAGCACTCGTATTCCAAGAAAAAGTTTGCCCCTGTATGGGTGTCTGTTTTGATTTCCACATCTCCCCAGGGAGATATATGCAAATCTACACCCTCTCGTTGTTTCTTTCGATTCCCCTCGTAGTCTATCAGGGTACCAAATTTTCTTGCTAAAAGCAGTTTTACTCTAGCTGCTCCCGCCGCGCCCACTGCCATCATTGCTTTCAGTGAGTAAGGCATGACCGGCCTCCAATCGTTTTTGTGCCCTGGCGACCATAACAGGGTCGTGGTCGCAGGCGAGCCACTTGCGGTTTAACGCCTGTGCAACTAATGCTACTGTCCCCGTCCCTACAAGAGGGTCAAGAACAACATCGCCAGGGTCAGTAAGTTTGTTGATGAGATACACGGCCCATCCCTCATCCTGTTGCCAGGGATGAATACTCTTGTCTCTGGCCCAAGCTCGGATTGAATCTGTAATAGGGCGATTTGGAGTCAGTTTCTGATTTACATACCAAACCAGAGGTTTCCAGCAAACCTCAATTCCCATAACCATTCGAGCATGAGACCCCTCCCAGTAATCATAGTGAATCACCCACCTGTATTTCATATGCTTACTCATCTGGGTGAGTATTTCGTCCAGGCAAAACAGAGGGGCCATAGCTACCAGGCTACCACCAACTCTCAAAACGCGACTACCCTCTCGGGCCAAAGCCTCATACAACCAAATATAATCTCTTCCGTAGGGAGGGTCTGTTAAAATCAAGTCAACACTTCCTTCAGGAAGTTGTTGCATAAACTCGATTGCGTCAGATAGTATAACCTTTCCGATATATTTCTCTATTGTCATCTGTCCTCCTCTTCGTCCTGAGCTATAATGAATTCATGTTCTTTGCCATCCAGACATACAAATGGGTCAGGACTTATTGACACGCCAAGCATCGTAAGTAAAGCATATACCATCAATCGCTCTAATGACTCCCCGCATTTATGACAGTATATATTCATTATGTTCTCCTTTCTACCATCCTCCCCAGGCTGAGTGGGCAAACTCTATCACATCGCCATCGAATTTGATTTCTTTAACAGTATATGTCCAATACCCTGTCGGCAAAGATGTCGGCTTAGTATGACATTCCAGCCAATCCTGGTTACTCTGTTGTGCTTTGGTAACTGCGTCTGATGCACTAGAAGCGCGAACGATGTAATTCCACCGCTCTCCAGCTCCCCGCATCTCCCGCTGAAGAATTACATGCCATAATGTCATTACCACAACCTCCCTCTGGCTTTCAAAACTTCTGCTACATCTTTACCGCCTTCCCATTCCAGGCTAACCACTAATAGATTAGGGAAATTGCGCTCGAAGTAATAAAATGCCGCTGTTCGAGCTCGCTGTCCCGCATCGTCCATGTCGAACGCCAGATAGAGAGTCGTTCCCATGTCAGCAAAGCGCCCCCAAATCCCGCTCCACCATTTTAACTTTGTACTACTGCCTGATGGAACAGATATAGCAGGGATGTTGTGAGACAGCGCGCTCAGGGCATCGAATTCCCCCTCACATAACAGAACCTGAGAAGGGCGGTTATTGAGAATCCAATTTAGTGCGAAAGCGGGATAAAGATAATAGAATCCTCGTCCTTCTAGTGCCCAATACTTTGGGCCGTCTTGAGTTTTGCGGTCATCTCTTCGGAATTTAACCGCCCAGACCTGGTGGTCTAAACCTAAATGAGGAATGGTAAAGGCATTCCCTTCGTACCCAATAAAAGCTCTATTTAAGACAATAGGCGATAAAGCATACCTATCGCACAAATATTGTACATCCTGTGGCTTACGTTGGTTCATCCATTTCCGAATGAGAGTTGGAGATACGGGTTTGATAGCCTCGCTTTGTTGCACTGTTTGCTGAACTCTTCCCTGGGCCAACAACCCATACAGGTAACGACGGGCTTTGGGGATTGACCATCCCAGGAAGATTCTACACGCTTCAAATATGTCTGATGTATGCCAGCCACAGCCGAAGCAGTAAGCGCCATTGGGATAGATAAACACAGACGGATGTTTGTCTCCTTCAGCGTGTCTTTCGGGAAAAGGACACCGCCTATGTCCAACTCCAAATACGTCTTGCCAATTGATGTACTTCCGAATGAGTCGCCCCTGAACCCTTGTTCGTGAACTCATTTTCGCCCCTTTCCAGAGGGTTGAATCGCGGCTCGTTTCTGAACCCAGGGGTATGTTTTAGAGCCGCAAACCCCACAAATGTCAAATGCTGTAAACCGCCGACATTGATAACATACTCTAATAGTAACCTTGACCTCTTTGTTGTCTTCTCTGGTATTTTTCTTTGACATCTTTCCCTATCTCCGCAAGCATTGCACCTATAATATAGGCAACTATCACCGCTGCCAACGCAATTGCTACCATATTCTACCTCCTTACTGGTCAACCCGCCACCAATCAGGATGTTCAACACAAATATCTCGGTGGGGACAATACCTACACATAAAATATTTATCGGGCCCTGCACACAACTCGCGAGGCGGCACTTCCCTTTTATCTAAACACTCCTGATAGAAATCAAGCAACTCCACAACCATGCTCATCACTTTATCTCTGTCCCATAAAGGGATGGCCTCTTGTTTATGTGTAGAATAAGTCAAATATGTGACAAAAGCTTTACACACAGGATACCCATTCGCTCGCAAAAGCTCAGCATAAACGTTAAGCTGTCGGATATGTTCTGGTTTGGGTTGGTCAGGGAGTCGGGATGTCGTCTTGTAATCCACCAGAATTTGCTGGTCGGGATAATACGCATCTATCTGACCTGACAAATCGGGAATATCGGGGAAAGAAAACCTGACCTCCCTGAGAACTTTCCCGAACTCGGGCGGCAGTTTCACTGCTTGTTTATCCGCATGAGCCCACCTTCCTCGAACCGAGTAGTATCCTATATCGGGAGATATGTAATAATCAATCAGATGGTTAAGAAGCGTTTTTCGAGGGAACTCTGACGTTATCTCAGTTACGGATAAACCTCTCAGCCGCCTATTTTGCAGCATCTGAGCTAACACCATCGGGTCATACTTACAATCGGGCCGCTCTTTATTCAAAGCGCACTCCAAACATCTGTGGGTGGGGGTGTTTTTGCCCGTTATGGGGCAGATAACACCCTTTATCATAAGTAACCTCCTCCGATGTCTTCCTCACGAATTACAGGAGGAAGCGGTAGAGGGAAGAACACTATTGCCTCTGGATGATAAGGTCTTCCCTCGTGGTTAAACAAAGTTATTTTATCTAGATTCTGTTCCAGTCTGGTTAAAAGAACATGAATACCTCTTGGCATGACGGCCAGGTTTTCCCATTCGTTATTGGTTGGATTACCATCAATATGATGGACGTGGTCATCAGACTTAAGCCGTCGCCCCAAGGCTGTCTCCACTTGAAGACGGTAATCATACGTCCTTCGACCGTTCGGAGTTGTTACTCTCTTCCGTGTCATGGTCGGCCCTCCCTTCTACACGTACATCTGTTACAGGTTCAATATACATCATAGCCGCTTGAATGAGCGCATTTGCCAAGACAAGTGCCTCACCCAAAGTTAACTCATGACCCCAGGTATCGGGGTTTCCATTCTCGTCCTCTCCATCGTAGGCAATAAAAATACAATTGTCTTTATGAGGGCTGTCCTCAACCAGCCCACCCATAAACGCCCCGTTTTGATAAACGTATGTTGCTATTGGAATATATACTGACATGTCTACCTCCTTCTATACTTATTTATATCGCTTATGATTTTTAAATGCAACAGGTGTACAAAGTACACTACAACCATAGTGATTCCAAGGATAAGTATTGAATACACGGTCAGCTACTCTAGAGTATCGGAGGAGGCGGATGAATTTGTCTAAATACCATACTACAGGCTGGTTAGACGCACAGACCAAAACAGTCTTTTTATCTTACATTCTCTGTTCTTTAACATTTGTATCACCCGCCTCCTCCGTACTGCCTGTGAGTCAGCGATGCTTAGATACTAGGGAAGACAGTCGGTGTCATTGTGCTTTACGCTATAGTGGCAAGGAGCCCAGCTATAGCCATACACTGTAACTGCTCCCCAATGAGACGGCTCAAATGGGTCATCTACAGGAACTCGCCAGCGGATTAGAGTGTACCTGATATAGTCTCCATCGGCATTGTCATTCTCAAATGAGAGAATGGATGGACACCCATTTGTCCAATTCCCGCTGATGCAATGCCATTGTTGACCTGATGTAGTCTCTCTCAGGTCATACCAAGTTCCATCGGTATTGCTATAAACTTTTACAGCAACATCCCACGCTCCTGCCGAACATACACGGAGATTGACCTGGCAGAAGCCAGGTTTGTTGATATCATAACGATACCAGATTTCCTTGTACTGCGGAGGTGGGGCTGCCTCAACCGTCATCACTCCTGCCAGAGTTGCAAGCAATAGTACAAGCAATATAAACTTTACAAAACGCTTGTTAAACATATTCACTCCTCCTTTTATGACTTATATTGACTCACAGGCAAAGCAGGGGACGAGGGACTTGAACCCCCAACCAACGGTTTTGGAGACCGCTGCTCTACCAATTGAGCTAGCCCCCTGCTACAGACAGAAAGGAGGGACAAGACAGCAGCGACAGTAATATCAGCGGCGCAATCGCCGCGCCTTTCTAGTCTTACTTACCGCTGAATCTTCGCGGCCCGACATGTTACGGAGGGTAGCCAACACCTCCTCTAGCTCATCAAGACTCATGTCGTTCAGTCCAGGAAATTCTCTTTTGGCAAAGATTCCTTTCGCGGTTGCCGTTTCAAAAATACGGCCCAATACGGCCCGCCTGGCCCTGGTATCATCTTGAGTAGGTCGAGACTTTGGCTTGGATGTAACAGGTATGTCCTGTCTGTCTCCAAAACGGCTATAGAATTCCTCCAGGTCTTCGGCCAGAGCATCTTCCCACTCATCCTGGATGTTCATCCACTCCTCCACATAGCGGGTCATCTCTTCCCAGCTTCCTATGGGAAGCTCAACTCCAATATGCCCCATTACAGACCACAGATACTTTTTGGTGTCGAGCTTCAGTATTGCCCCCTCGGGAAGAGGGACGCCAGGAGTGTCCTCGGAGGGAGGAGGAACATCCTCGGCTGCCGTCTCAACCATATCAAAGACGGCCTGCTCCAAAATATTCTTTTCGCTCATTCCTTACCTCCTATATACTTATCAAATTCTCTACCTTCCTTTATTAAGTCCTCCAACATTTTCTCTGCCTCTCCCGCAACATCAGGATTGGGGCTATTCAACATCGTTTCCAACACCAGGAGGGAAACGATAGCGTCGTAGTTTGCCTTATCCCGGAAGACATCGAGCAAGGGTTCACCCAGGTTGTCTTTATGGCCGTGATAGGCGAGCTGCGTCATTCTCGCTACCTTGTCAAAGTAACGGATAAACGCTCCCTGTTCTGGTAGGATACCCATAAGCATCTGAGTATAGAAGTTGTTAAAAGCATAACGCTTACCGCTATACCCAGACCGTTTCTCTTCGAGGATGTCGAGTGCCTGCTTCCAGATACCCAGCTGAGCCAGACGGGCCTCCTCCCGACTCATTCTCCGAGGGCGCAAAAGTGCACTTAAACTTTCGATGTCAACGAGGTTCTTCTGCATTTTATGTCCTCCAGATGGTTGTTAGCATATTCCTTATCGTCTTGTTCTTTTGGTCTCATAAACTCGCATTGATAGTCTCGATACCTCTTCATCCACTCATCGTCGTTATGCAAAACAAACCTTCCCACAGAAGGGATAAAGAAAACTCTGACTACCTCAAATCGGCCCATAAATCTGTTCTTCTGAACACTCAAATAAACTGGGACTTTCCTTCCTACTACACTCCTGCTTGCCTGCTGTAACTCAGCAAGCATAGGAGAGTGCACAATAATGATATTTGCCGCCTGGTAAGATGGCATAACACTGCCTCGTAGAGCTCCATAGGAGGGAATCTTGCCCGACCTTAACCCCTCTTTTGTGAGAGGCCAGATAGTCAAAATGTGAGTATTGAATTTTTGTGCCAGAGACTCCAATCTCTGACAGATGAAGTCAGGTCTGGCAACTGCGCCATCGTACTCCCCTACATCACTCAATACTCCTGCATGGTCTATGATAACAAGGGGGATGTCCAACCCCTCGGAAAAGACGAGCTCGGTCAGCTTCTGCTCGATAGAAAAGGTGTCTGTAGCTCCCCCACCCATGAGTTCCACAGGAAAAGTGGCTATGCATTCCAGGGCCTGAGCTATAAGACCGTCCACATCTACGTCCTCGGGGATTGCCTCCATTTCCTCTCCATTCCACCACTCGCTATATTCCCCTAATACCAGCATACCCTGGGGGATGCCCGTCAAGAGGCTGATAACTCTTTGTATCCAGAGATGTTCTCCCATCTCTGCTGATACCATTAAGATTCGTTGCTTGGGGTGAAGGTTTTGAAAGTAGACGTTTCTCACTACCACATTAGTAGTAAAAGCGGTCTTTCCCATACCAGGAGCCCCCGCAACAACAGTCGTAGCTCCTCGGATAAAACCCTGAATGAGCTCATCGAGTTCTGGAAAACAAGAGGGCAAGCCGATAAAAGCTTGCCCTCTTAACAGAGCGAGGGTCTCCTTCGTCGAGTTTACCCATGCTTTGATGTCGCTCTGAATATATTCGATTGTCATAGGGGCTATCCTTTCGTATAGACTTTCTTTATGCCAGGGTCTCCTCCAATACGCAAGAAGGGAGTTTCCTGATAACGCATCCCTCGAGCTCTTGCCAGCATCTCATCCAGCTTGCGCTCAGCGTAGTCATTGCTGGGTTGCACCCTGTTGTCTCTGATAGGGCGTCCCTCCATCCAACCCCAAAGATAGGGGCCATAAACGATGGTCTCCGGGCCCGGAGTGATGATGACGGGCCGAAACCAGAGCTCCAGAAACACCCGCTCCGGGTTTATCCTACGAACCTTCATTGCGTGGAGATGACAGAGATGGCTTTGCCCCTTATCATCAAAAACTTTATAAGTTAAAGGAAAAGTTAAGTCCATATCACACCTCGATAAATATTGATTTACCTTCTCTTGTCAAGAGGACACCCTTTGGAAAACAATCCCACTTTATCCCCTTCCCCCCTCTTCTTCTGAAGTTGTAGATAACCCACTTCCATCGAGAATCTGGGTCGGGCTCAGCAATCACGTGGAGGCCGGCCCGTATTACCCGTGTAGCCTCTTTCTCCTTGACTCCTAGGGTACACATTGCCTCTCGCAAGGAGGCTAGAAAGGTGGGACGAATGGGGATGGGGCTACCGTCTCCATCATACCCTACAAAAATGACTCCCTTGCGTTTCTCTGTTGGAGACAGAGACGCATAGCCGTGTTCCCTTATCTGGCGAAGTTCATCTCGGTAGGCGCGGGTGGCCTCCAGCACCTTGTCTGAGGACACTACCATTACCTCACGATTTACCCAATGCCGTACCTCTTTGGGAGTCCCTCCTCCCACCATCCAACAACGGGCTAAAGCTCGATTCTCTGTGGGGCGTCCTAGAGACACCCAGGTACTTCGTCCTAAACGGAGTTTAGCACTGTAGAGAACACTTTCTCGAAGACGAGATATAGGTGGGTTTTTGTTTACGTCTCGCTGAAACTGGGTTAAACCGTAACCCGTCCTGTAGTCG